ATCTGCGAGCGGACGGCGTCGGCGCGCCGGCCGTTCAGCACGCCCATGAAGCTGTTCTCGTAGCCCTGGAGGTTGTTGTCTTTGATGTAGGCGACGGGGTCGAACTGCCCATCGTCTTCGTTGTCAACACCCGTGTCCTTGCGCGACAGCATGGAGCCAATGGTGTTGTCCTGCCGGAACGCCGCCGCGACCGTCGAGCGCTCGGCGATCTCCTTCGCCTTCACGATGGTCTCGGGCGTGTCGTAGCCCGCCAGCGGCAGGGTGGTCGGCTTCTTGGCGTAGTCCGTGAACAGCCCGGCCGGGCCGGCTTCGGCGTCCAGTTCGTCGAAGGTCTTGAAGGTCACTTGCCGTTCCTCTGCGCCTGCGCCCGAGCATTAAGCTCGTCGAACTCGTTGAGTATGACAGGCTTTCTTGACGCGCGCTCCTGTTCTCGCGCATCGCGGAGCCGCTGTTCCGTCTTCGCCTTGGCCGCACGTTCCTGCTGCACGGGGGTCTCAATCGCGCCGCGCTGGTAGGCCGGCACCTCGAACGGAATGCCGAACTGATCATAGCCGGTGAAGGACTGCGCATTCTGCTCGGTGATCGCCTTGTTCTTCTCGCCGATATAGGTATCCACGTCGGGGAAGAACGCCCCGTTCAGGACATGCACATCCTGCTCGGGCGTCTTGGGCACGACCATGATCTGGTAGGGCACGGACTGGTAGCTCGTCTCCTGGCCCGGCTTGCTGTCGCGGCGCTTCACGTCCATCGGCCGACCGTCGAAGCCAGCGCGCGTGCTGACGCCGTCCCGCTCGACCGGGAGCAGCACGATCTGGCTCGGATCGACCACGATGCCGAGGTTGTCCTTGACCGTCTTCGCCGCCTGCTCGTTGATCCAGCCGTAGCCGTCGCCGCCGACGCCCGCGATCTTGGGGAGCCCGGCCTTGCTCGGCGGGTAGCGCGTGATGACGCCGTTCTGCGTGCCGAACTGCTTCTGAAACTGCATGTCCGCGTAGGCCAGTGCAGCGTCGGGGTCGCGGTGCTTCTCGAAGCCCTCTGTCGCGAAGGTCGCGTAGATCGACGAGATCGCCGTGCGCTGCTGGCCGTTCGGAAGCTGCGCGCTGCCGCTGAAGGGCACCCAAGACGAGAACGCCGACACGAGCCGCTTGTCGATCTGCTCCTGCGTCAGGCTCTGCTTCTTGAACTGCTGAAGCTGCTCCTGCTTCACCGGGTTCAGCTTCTCGGGATCGCGGGCGTCCTTCATGATCCGCTCGGCCGCCTGCTCCGAGGACAGCCCGAGCCCTTCGGTCAGCCGGCGGTATTCGCCAGCGGACTTCTCCAGGTCGGGGCCGCCCTCGACGCCGGCAAAGGCGTTCGGGTTCTGGCGCGCCATGTTGGCCGCCGTCAGCAGCCCGGCCGCGACCTTGGCCTTGTCCTCGGAGATCAGCGCGCCGCGCACCGCCGTAGCGAACGCCTGGGGCACGATGCCGGTCTTGTCGAACGCCTGCGCCGCGAGCGCGGCCGGGTCGCCGCCAGCCTTCACGGCCCGATCATAGTAGGCGCTGATGCCGTCACGGTGGTCCTTGTTGTAGGGGTTCGACACGCCGCGCCCGCCCTGCATCAGGCCGATGCCGGTGTTGAAGCTCTCCTCGTCCTTGAACCGCTGCTTGATGATGTTCTCGGCCTTCGAGATTTGGTCGAAGTCCGTCAGCACGCCGTTGCGCCGTGCGTCCTGGTAGGCGGCCTGCGGGGCGGTGCCCTCCTTCAGGTCGATGTAGAGCGCGTTGCGCTTGGCCTCCAGCGCCTCCTGCGCCGCCTGCGTCGCGGCGGCGGCCTGCTGGATCAGCGAGCGCTGCGCCGTCTCGGTGACGGCGGCGTTCTGCTGCGGCGTCAGGTTGCTCGCCGCCGCGCTCGGGGCGGCCGTCGTGCCGCTCCCGTTGAACTTGCGCGTCAGCATCCCGTAGACTTCGGACACCGTGCGGGGCTCGTTGCGCGCGAAGAAGATGCTTCGGTTTGCCGCCGCCTCCTTCGGGAACAGCGTGGCGGCCGATGCGCCAGCGTCAGACTGCATGGCGCGCAAGAAGTTCGTGCCGCCCGTCTGCCCCATGAAGTGAAGCATGTAGAGGTTAGCGTCCGTAACCGGCAGCTTCTCGGCCGTCAGCTTCGCCGTGGACGCGGCGATATACTGGTCCAGCACCTTCTCCTGAAGGTCTGGATTGTTGCGAGGGTCGCTCGCCGTTCCGTTGTTCTCGGCCGTTACCGGCGGTGCGCCCGCCTTGCCGGCAAAGGCGTTCCAGGTGTCGGTGAGGAACTGATAGCGACCACGCGCGCTGCTGGAGGTGTTCTTCGCCGTGTCGTCGCCGCCGCTTTCCTTGCCACGAAGCGCGGCGCGGAAGCCCCCGCCGACCTGTCCAGCGATGACGCCAGCCGGGTCTTTCTGCGCCCGCGAACTCTCGGCCACATAGGCGAGCGAGTTCTTCGCCTCGGCCTTCAGGCGCTCCTTCTCGGCCGGCGGCAGCGTGGACTTGTCGATCAGCCCGATCTGCTGCTCGGCGAACTGCTCGTAGGTCAGCGGGTTGTTCTGGACCTGGATGCCGGCCTTCCTCTGCTCCTCGGTCAGCACCTGCTTCGTGTTCGTGTCCTGCTGCTGATACTGGTCCTTGAACGCCGACGCGGTGCGGGCCGCCGTGAACCGGGCGGCCTTGGCCTGATACTCGGCCCGCGCGTGTTCCGGCAGGTTCTTCGTCCACTCGTCGAAGCGCGTCGCGGTCGTGGTGCGCGCGGTCTGCCACCAGCCCTCGCCCGCGCCCGCCAGGCCCGTCCGCTGGCGCTGCTCATAGTCGGTGTTGTCGGCCTCCTGGAGCTTGACGAACTGCTCCTCGTAGCCGAACTCCTGGACCTTCTTGGCGTTGGCCTGGATTTTGGCGGCCAGACCCCCGAGCGCATCACCGAGCCCCCCGAGCGCGGCGGCCTCCTGCCCTCCGAACGACGCCGACGTGGCCTTCTCGACCTGGAACTGACCGGACGGCAACTCGTTCCGGTTGCCCATGGACATGATGTCAACAGGGAGACGAACCATGGATCACACCGTGTAGAGTTTGGAGAAGCCGGTGAGCAGCGAGGAGCCCGCGCCGAGATACCCGGCGGTGACGGCGCTCTTGCCCTTCGATCGCTCTAGTTCCGCGCTGTTGCGCAGCCCCTGCGCGCGGGTCGAGCTATCCCACAGGGCGGTCATGCTGTCGAGCACGCCCTGCTGGTTCACCGTGTCGAGCACGTCGCTGACGCTGCCGGTCAGTTCCAGGCCGCTCTCCATCGACGCAGCCCGCGCGCCGGCCAGGCGCTGCTTCGTGCGACCCGCGATCTCCGTGGCTTTCGCCGCGCCCTTCTGCTGCTCCAGCGTGGCCTGCTGCTCCTGGACGGCGGCGTTGTAGTTGGCCGCCTTCTTCTGCGCCTGCGCTTGGGCGAGCGTCCCGGCGACACCGAGGGCCGCCGAGCCGATGGTCAGGGCCGTGCCAAGCGAGAAGCCGGTGCCGATGGCAGCGCCGCCCGCCGCAGCAGCCGCACCGCCTACCGCAGCCGCGCCGCCGAACAGACTGCCGGCCGCCCCCGCGATGGCCGCGCCGATTGGAATAAGGAATGCCATCACGTCACCTTTGCGTAGGCCACATAGTCCCGCCCGTTGTAGAACTTGCGCGCGAGCCCTTCGGACTTGAACCCGAGCAACTTAAGCCACTGGTGCGCGTTGACGTGGTTCCGTTCAGCATAGGCTTCCATGCGCGGGAACTCAACGGTCATATCGGCGATCTGCCGCTTGATCTCTTTCGTCATCTGGCGAAGCGCCGGGCCGCAGTTCGCTCCGAGGTAGCCCCACAAAATCGTGCGACCTGCCCAGATTGGCGTGTGACCGCCGATGGCGACCACACGTCCGTCTAGTCGGACAGCCCAGGCTGGCCCAGTTCTGATCAGGGCGAACAGGTTGTCCGGTGACAGGGGAGCCTGCGCCGCCTGCCCCTGGTGCGGCTCCAGTTGAAGCGCCATCGACGGTCGAACGTCACGGGTGAACTCAATCATTGATCTGGACCCGCAGGATGATCGCGACGAGGGTTGCCGGCAGCGGCATCGCCTGCTCGTAGCAGACATAGCCGTCCGTATCGAAGCCGTTCGGGAAGGTGATCGAGTAGTCCCCGTTCGTCACGATGGGCGGCGACCCGATGGGCTTGGCGGGGTCTAGCGTCTTGATCGCATCCATGCGGTCGAAGCTCGGGCCGCAGCGACCGCCGACCGTGGACTGGAGCCGAAGGTGCACCTCCGCAATGGCCTTGCGCGCGGTCTGCGACGTGCCGCCGCCGCCCTGCACTTCGAGCCGCATAGACTGCATGCGCGAGATGAACTGGTAGCCGACGTGCACCAGCGAGCCAGGGCGGTCCAGCGTAACCTGCCCGTCTACCACGGTCTTCGGCGGGTGGTTCGACCCGTCAACACAGATGTGGACCGCCTGGCCCTCCATGTGCCCGAGCCCGGTCATGACCGTCGCGGGCGCGCCACGATAGGTCACGCTGCCGTCCACATGAACCGCCTCGGGCACGCCCTTCTTCACGAGCCGGTAGTCGGTCATATACTCGACCGAGCGCACCTGCTCGCCGTCAACCGTGCGCGAGACGATGAACCAGGTGTCGTCCGTGCGGCCATCAGGGGACGCGATGCTCTGCACCGCCTCGACCACGACATCCGCGCCGCCGATGTAGTGCGGCGTCCAGCCGATGACCCCGCGCTCGCGGTTGAACACCATGCTCGCCAGCGTGCCATCCGACAGGACGCACCAGACCAGGTTGTCGCGCTGCTGCTGGTAGGTCCAGTCTACGATGTCGCGCTGCTCCTGCTCGGCGTCGCCGATCACCTCCGAGCCGTCGAACAGGTGCTCCGATAGAACCGTCAAGTCCTCGGCCTTGTAGCGGTCAATCGAGAAGTCATACTTCATGTCGCGGACACGGTGGCCGGCGCGCTCGACGAACAGCACGCTCTCGCCCACGCGCAGCGGCCGGATCAGCCTGGACCCATATTCCGTCTGCGGCGTGTTCTGGACGTTGGTGGCCGAGTAGACCGATTGCGAGGTCTGCTCGCCCAGGGACAGTTCGGCGCGGGCCGACCCGATCAGCAGCGTCTTCGACTGCGTGATCCACCGAATGCCGTCGAGCTTGTCGGACGCCAGGGTCAAGGACATGGCGGTCTCGGCCGTCACCACCCCGGCGTCGCGGCGGTTGAAGCTGGTGAAGTCGCCCGTGACGGAGTGGAAGACCTGACGGCCGCGCGAGTAGGTCAGGCGCTCCTTGAAGAACGACAACCCGGTGGGCCAGCCGTAGACCGTCGAGAACTCGCTGAAGGCCCAGCGGCGCGTGTTGGCGCTGACAACCTCGGCCGGCAGCGGGCGCTCGGTCGGAACGTCGATGACCGCCGTGGTGCCGCCCCCGCCGATGGACACGATCTTGCCCCAGCCGTAGCCGGAATGCAGGTAGCGCCAGTTGATAATGCCGTCGCTCGCGGTGCCTTCCGCGTGGGTCGGGACGTAGCGCTGGATCGAGTTCGCCGACCAGGTGTAGCTGGTCTGGCTCTCGTAGATGTTGCCGCCGTTCCGCGTCTGGCTCCCGACGTTGTAGGAGCCCGAGGGGTTCCACGGCGGCACGAGGCCGGGGTTCATGCTGTTCAGGATCAGCAGCGATCCGACATGCCCCGGCAGGAACACGGCCGACGAGGCGGTGACGGTCACGGACCCGTTCGTGGCGCTGGCCTGCATGGTCAGCGCGTTGTCGGTGTTCACGTCACGGAACGGGCCGTCCTTGAACTCCTCGGGCAGAAGCGTCCAGTTCGTGGCCCCGAGCCGCGAGAGCTTGTAGGGCGGATACTTGCCCTCGGCGTGGACGAGCCACATCACGTCGCCAGACTGAAGCGTGCGCAGCGCGAAGGTGCCTTCGTTCGTGATCAGGTCGGCCTCGATATAGGGCGACACCACCTCGTAGGGCGTCGGGCCGCTCAGAAGCTGGCCCCGGTTCGTCCAGAACCGCACATAGAGGTGGCCGAACTCCAGCACATAGGACTGGCCGATGGAGAAGACGAAGTCGGCCAGCCAGGTCCGGCGGGCGCTGTCCTTGACCATGCCGACGTGGCGCGTGCCGCCGCGCCGCCGCGCCGGCCCTTGGACGGTCGGGATGAAGTTCAGGAGCGTCTTGCAGCCGGTGAAGTATTTGTCCTGGTCCACGCGGCCGTCGAGCAACGGCGACAGTTCGCCACCGTTGAACGAAGTCGTAATCGGGCGAGCGCGCGGCATTAGTAGACCCTCGCCGTGATCCAGGAGCCGTCAGGGATTTGCGCGGTGGGCATCTGGATCGCGTTAGACCTTTTCGCCCGCGTCAGTTCACTTCCGTAAATCTTGGACGCCAGGCTGACCATGCCCTCTGACTTGGTCAGCGGCATCGCGAGCCGGATTGCGAGCGCGGCCGAGACGCAGTTCGCAAACAGCGGGGTCCACAGGGTCGGGTCCGTCACCACGTCGCGCAGGTAGGTGATCCGCAGCGGCGCGGCGAGATCGGTCAGGATCGCGCGGCCGTGCATCTCGTAGGGCGGGATCGGGTTAACGTCGATCCCACGGATCACGCTGAACACCCACTTGTCGTCAAGCTCGACGAGCCGGATGAAGTCAGGCGGCAGGTTGTAGGCGCGCTGGAACCGGAACAGCGGCGGCTCGCCATTCTGCGGCAGGATCGCCTGCTTCTTGGCGAAGAACCAGGCATGCGCTTCAAGCTCGGAGCGGACGACCTGCTCGTAGACACCCTTCGCCTGGCGGGCGCTCTCGGTGTCCTCGTCGGGGTCGGCGATCAGGTTCGCCGAGATGTGACGGAGCCCGTCGTTCGTGACCTGCGTGCGCGAGAGTGGCATGTCGAGCCTCTGGATGTGGAAAGGGCCGGGGCGCTAACCCCGGCCCCGGCCGCGTCGTCGGTATAGTCGTCTCAGCCAGTCGATCTTAGGGAGCGACGAACTCCAGGTCAATGACCAGGCGCGCGCCGGCCGTGGTCGGCAGGTTCGCGACCGCGATGGTGGCGATGATCTCCTCGTCCACCTGGGTCTCGACCGCAGCCATCGCAGCGGCCGTTCCGAACAGCGTGGGGGTGTCCACCGCCGTGTGGACCGCCGCCGCGCGATACTTGGCGGGGGCCGCCGCAGTGCCGATGGCGATGGTCGAGGTGCCCAGCGAGACCGACGAGGTGATCTTGCCGCCGAGGAAGCGGGTGCCCGCCGGGCGGACGCCGAGGGAGATCGTGTCGGCGATGGCGATGACCGCGCCGTTGGACGAGGACGACAGCGCGGGAACGTCGAGCGCGACGGTGGCGCGGAAGCAGCGCTCCCGGCCGCCGTAGGCCGCATCGCCGGCCGGGCGCGCGGGAACGTCGCCCGAGCTACGAGTTTCGGTGGAAAAGAACTTTGCCATTGTGGCTCTCCAAAATCAGGTTTTTCAGGGGAAGGTGGGGGCTTTCGCCCCCGCCATCAGGCGCTGTTGACGGCGATCTGAACGATCTTCTTCTCCTGGGTTCGCGTCGCGCCGACGCTCTCCTCGGACCAGATTTGCCAGTTGTAGTTCTTGTCGGGCCGTTGATCGACGCGGTTATCCAGGGAGCCCCAGCGGCCGAAGTGCATGCCGCTCTGGACCCAGACCGGCAGGTAACGGGTCGTCGAGGCAAGGCCGCCCGGCGCGATGTAGGGCAGCGACAGCGGGTAGGTCGGCGACACGCCGTCCGTCTCCGTCGCCTGCCATTCGACGTGCACGAAGTTGAAGCCCATGAACGTCGTGACACGGCCGTCCACGAGGGTCGGCTTGTCGTTGTAGTCCATGTTCGTGACCTGAAGCTCGCCGAGCAGGTTGTCGTGCTCGGCGGCCGTGATCCCGATGTAGGCCTGCTCACGCGACAGGTCGAGACCCGACGCCATCAGCAGTCGCTTCGCGGTGCGGAGCTTGGGCACGTTCAGGCCCGAGTTCGCGCCGCCGACGTTCACGCCGACCTGCTGGCTGGCGGGGAAGGCGATGGTGGACAGGCCCTGCTCGCCGACAGCGGACGGGGCGAAGAACGCCTGCCCGATTTCGTCGTCCTCGCCGCGCCCGATGGAGTTGGCGATGGCGGTGGCGTAGGCCGACTTCAGGTCGATCAGGACGCGGACCACGTCGAGGTTGTCGATCAGCGTCGAGGACGTGATCGAGTTCGGGTAGACCCAGCGCCGGTCGCCAGGCACCGAGAGGTGCGGCGTGTCGGTGTGCCGGGCACGGTTGCGGATGCGGCCGATGGTGCCGACCTGGTCAACCGGCGAGCCGGCCTTGCCAGTATAGGAACCGCTCTCGACGAACATCGGGAGCTTGCGTGCGCCCTGCTGAAGCAGGTGCTCGACGTTGCGCGAAAACTGCAACACATGGTGCTGCTGGACGGTGAAGGACATCGTGAACTCCCGCGAAGGGTTATGGTTTTCCAGGTGTCGCGGTTGTCCAGCGGAATGCCGGGCCGACAAATTGTCGGGGCTGTCGGGTCATGGGGCTTGTGCCTGTGGCGGCCCGTCAACCCCGACGCTTACGCATGTGTAACTCTGAGTTTGCAGTCCTGTCAACAAAGAAGCCCCGCCGGTTAGGGCGGGGCTGAGTTTAGGGAGGAAACGCCCAAGGAGGGCATACAGAAGTTAGCTCGCTTTCGCGTTGACCGCAAGCTTCGACAGGGCCTCCATCTCCTCCATCGCCGAGGCTCGGATCTTCGGGTCTTGGTTGTTGTAGCGGGCCATGAAGTTCGGGTCCTGGTAGAGTTGGTCGATCTTCGCCGACGCCTGCGCCGGGTTCATGTTGGCGAAGCTCGGGGTCGTGCGCTGCTCGTTGCCGGGGGGCGAGCCCTCGACATAGTTGCGGCCGAAGAACTCGAACATCTTGGCGGCGCTCGCCGGCCCAAGGGCCTTCTCGATTGCCAGGGTGTGTTCCGTGGTGAGCCCGGCCGCCTTCACCGCTGCCTTGCCGACCTCGACCTTCTCGTCGAACTTCTGCCCCCACTCCGTCTGAAGCCCCTCGACCTCGGTGGCGTGGCGCTCGGTCATCGCGTTCACGGCGTCGAGTTCGGCCGCCTTGTAGAGATCGGTGATGCCCTTCGCCTGCGTCTTGGTCAGGTTGTTCTTGTGGAACCAGTCCTTCGCCGTGTTGATGAACGTCGGATCAGCGCCCTCGGGAACCTCGACCTCGTAGTCCTTGGCCTCCTTCGGCTTGCCGAGCTTGTCGTAGATCGCGTCAAGCGCGGCCTTGTCCGTGTCGTCCTTCGGCAGCAGAACCGTGCGGCCAGCCTTGTCCGCACCGAACAGCTTCTCCAGGTTCCGGTAGCTGTCGGCGACGATGCCGGTGTCCGTGTCCTTGGTCCAGCCCTTGCTCTCGGCCCAGGTCTTGGCCTCGGGGTCGGCCGTCAGCTTCTCAAACCAGTTGGTGGCCCCGCCCGCGCCACCGGCCGCGCCGCCGGCACCACCCGCCCCGCCGTCGCCTGCGCCCCCCGTTCCGCCGGCCGCGCCACCGGCACCTCCGTCGCCCGAGCCGCTGCCGCCTTCCGGTGCGCGCAGGATGCCGGCGCTCAGAAGCATTCGCTGATAGATAGTCATAGGTCTTCCTTCAGGTTGTGGATGGTTCCGAGATCAAGGCTCAACATGCGAGCCAGGATGTCGAAGACCTGCCGCCTTCCGATTTGGACCCCCACTGCGACCGGGTCGATTGCCCCGGTCTCTCGGGCGAGCGGGGGGCCTTCACGCCCGTCGCCGTTGCACTCCTTCCGCAGATACGCTGCGATCAGGCGAGCATTCTTCGTCAGTCCGCCATCCGGTCCATAGCACATCTGGCGCAGCGCCTGCTGGCGGACCTTGGCCTTGGTTCCCGGTTGAACGCTCATGTGGACTTATCTGCCTTGCAATGAGTGGTGGGTTCAGACCTTCACGACGCCGATGGGGCCGATGTCGACCGTGTAGTCATTGGCTTGCCCCGAAACGAGGTCGATCGAGAAGACGAAGGCGCCCGCCGATGGCGCATTGATGACGGTATAGGCCGGCGTCCGGCTTCGGACGCTGTGAGCGACGGCGCAGAGTTCCGTGGCCGCATTGTTGACCGAGCAGTCGCGGAAGTTCTTGGCCCCGCCATAGCCGCTGTCGGTCGGGGTGAAGCGGATGCCGGCCTGCCGGAAGCCCGTCATCGCGCCACTGACCTTGTAGTCGCAGAATGCCTCCAGCCGCTCGCCGGCCGCCAGCGATGCGAGGGCACCGCTGATGAAGGAGCCGGTCAGGAGAATGAAACCGCCGGACGCATCGGTGCCGCTGATGACGAGACGCTGGCGAACCCACCCGGTATCGGCGTCCGTGATCTTGGACGGGGTCACGGTCATGCCCGAAGGGATGGACCCGAGCGTCCAGTTGTCCGCGATGTTCGATCCGCCCGAGCCGCCTGTGCCCAGCATACCCGGATTGGCGGCGAGAGAGCCGTAAGGGTTCTCTGCAGACCAAATGTCACCCGGCGAACCGATGGGAGCATAGGAAAGCGTCGGGAACAGGCGGACCAGCACCGATGCGATCAGGACACCGGCCCGAAACGCCCCTTCCAGCGACATGTGGATGTTGTCGGCATTGACCAGAGAGGCGGGCGTCACATTGTTGACGGACGCCTTGTCGCTGAGAGCGGAGGACAGGTCCACGACCTCGACGCCGCCCTGGATGCGCCCGACGCGCCGTGCCCACGAGAACAGCGCCGCCTGGCGTGCCCATGTCGCGGAGCCCACGGTATAGTCGCGCCGCAAGTGCTGGATCACGAGGATCGGAAGGATGCCGGCCGCCTTCAGCGCGTCGATGATGCCCTGGTAGTAGCCCGTCGTCGCGGTCAGCCAGTCCGCAAAGGAAAGCTCGCTGGAGAACCCGGCGTCGTTAGAACTGATGCCGACGAGGCACGCGGCAGCACGAGGTGAGGCCCCGGTGATCAGACCGATATTGGCGAGAAATGTCTGCCCGCCCTCACCGCCATAGCCGAAGATATGCGAGTGGCGGAACTCGACCTGCGGCGACAGGCGATTGGCCCAGGTGACCCACCCGACTTCGTTCCAGCTCGCCTGCGATGTGTCGTTGCCGGTGGACTTGCCATAGCTCCGTTCGACGCTCGACGAGCCGATGGCGGCGATAATGGGGCGGCGACCGATCGCGCCCGTGTTGACGAGTTCGACCATCAGGCGGCCCTCACAAGATGCACGACGGGCTCACCGCTGCGGGTGGCCATGGCGCCGTTGAAGGTGACGAAATCCCAGCGATAGCCGCTTGGGGCGGGAGACGAAGCCCAGGCGGCGGGGTTACCACCCGTGCCATGGGCGTCACCCGCTACAATAGCGCCGGTGCCGATGCCGATGGACGCCCCGCTAATCACACGACACCCGTGAGGCCGGTCGCCGACGTGCCGGCGGCGAGCACGCGCTTGATGACGAGCGCGAAGCGCCCGGCCGGAAGCGTCAGCGTGACGGCAGCGCCGTTGCGCTTCTGCACCGCGAGCGTTCCACCCACGGCGACGATGATCTCGCGGGTCTCGTAGGCAAGATCGGTCCCGTCATCCGGCGTGATGGGGAAGTAGTCTTCCGCCGGCCCGGTATCGTGTTTGCCGCGTCCCATGCCAGCCATGTCAGTGCACCTTCTCGTCTGTGGGGGCCGTAATCATCTGGCCTAGCAATTCCAGAGCACTCTGCGTTCCGCACATCAAGCGCATTAGCACATCAGTGGGTGCGCTGTTCAAGATGTGATAGCCGAATGTCACGGTGCCGTCAGCCTCGACCGAGACCACGACGACCGCCGGGGTGTGCTTCACCGCGTCAGCGATGGCGCTCTCCAGCGGGCCGTGCTCCTTCCGAGCCACCGATCCTTCGGGATACAAGGCGTCCATCAGATGATCCCTGTCGTCGAGCCGGCCGGGGCCTGCGCCCCGATCTGCCTGGCCTGCGCGAAGTCCTTAGTCGCCTTGGCGATGTCGGGCAAGGCTTCCGAAAGCTGCTTCGCCTGCATCGCCATCTCGTCTGCCTGGTCCTGCTCGGCGACCTCCTCCTCGCTGTAGAGGATGTCCGGCGGCGCGCCGTTGATGTCGGTCAGGCGCTCCAGCACGCGGCCCGAGTTGACCCGGCGCGCGATCTTCTGGTCGAACTGCGCAAGCTGCACCGCGCTCTCCAGCGTGCGCAGGATGCCGACGCCCTCCTCGGCCTTGATCGCGCGGGTGAGCGGGCTGTCGAACTCGATGTCCATGCCGCCGTCGTCGAGCAGTTCGCGCGGCACGCTCTCGGCCGGGACCGCCCCGGCGTGGAACAGGATGTCCAGTTCGCGCTCGATGATCGCGCCCAGGAACTCGGTGCGCAGGCGGCCACCGACAGGCCCGAGCAGCGCGCCCTTCTCCTGGACAAGCTGCATCACCTCGGTCGCGGTCTTGCGGTCGCCCTGCTGGTCGATCAGCACCTGGAACAGGTTGATCAGGAAGGCCCCGTTGATCGCCTGCCGGCGCTGGTTCATGAGTTCCAGCGTGAAGCCGGTCTCGCCCTGCGGACGCAGCGGCTTGATCCGGTCCACGCCGTCCGGCGACAGGTAGCCGTAGTTGATCGCGCCTGGCCGCACGGCGAACGGATCGAGGCTGTCGGCATCGACCGCCATCCACGTCGGGTCGGTCACAAGCTGGCCGTAGCGCAGGCTGGTCTTCGCCATCTCTTGGAGCGTCAGGATGTCCGACAGGGCGTCCTGCGCCGGGCCGCGTGCGTAGATTTCACGGGGCGCGGTGACGTAGCGGGCGACGGCGAACGGGAAGACGCGGTAGCCGGTCTCCTCGACGATGCAGTCCTCGCCGACGATGAACGTCACCGAGGCGAACGGCATGTTCTTGTTCTGCTTGCTGCGCGGGTCGCGCTCGGTGCGCGGGTAGACGGCCTTGCAGAACTTGACCTTCTTGTCCGGCGCGCTCTCGGCGTCCTTGCGCATCTTCTCGGGCAGACCGTTGCCGAAGCGCTGGACCGCCTGGCGCAGGGTATATTCGTGCACCCAAAACGCGGTGTCGATCATCCCGTTGTGGTCCTCGTCGAACCAGACCTCCGAGAGGTGGATCGAGACGTAGCGGATGCCCGGCTTGGCGTCGTGGATGTAGAGCGCGCCGTTGCCGAAGGCCCCAAGCCCCATGTAGGTCTCATAGGCCCGGCTGGCGAAGTTGGCGCGGGGCGCGTAGCGCACGCTGAACAGCAGATCGTTCAGCCCCATGCAGAACCGCTGGATGTTCGGGTTGCGGTTGAGCGCGCGGTTCTTCGGGGTCAGCAGGGACCATTTGCTGGTCTGTGGCGTGATCAGCGTGTCGATGGCTGCGGCGAAGCGCGGGAGCGCCATCTGCGCCGTGCTGTCGAAGATTTCCTGGTTCAGGTTCGTGCCCGGCGCATAGGACGTGGTGAACCCGATGCTCGTCGGGAGCACGACGCGGGCGATGCGCTCCCAGGTCGAGTTGAAGTTCACACGATCCGACTGGAGCCGCTTCAGCCGGTCGTTCAGCGTCTTCGCAAGCTCCTCGCCGGCCATGATCTTACTGTCCAGTCCTGGTCGTGGTGCCGAGGTTCGGAAGGCCGCTATCGCTCGTCAGGATCGTGGTGCGCCGGCCCTGCTTGCGCGCGGCGGCGTCCTCGGCGTTGATCTTCGACGTGGCGTCGTCGATCTGCGGAGGCGGTGCGACAGGAGGTGGAGCCTTCGGTCCGCCGCCGCCCATAAGTCCAGCCATGGTCGTATCTCCTCTAGAGCTTCACTTCGCCTGTGCCAGCGGCTACCATGATAGGGGGCCTGAAGTCACCTCCCCAGGAGACACGACGGTTCATGGTGCGACCAAATCTGCGGCCCATCATCGCGTAGCGGCTCGCCGATATCAAGTCGTCTGCCAGTTTAACCAGCACGCCGTCCTTGCGGTGGTAGATGTTGAACTCCTCAAACCACATCGTGCAGGTGCTGAAGACCTTCCAGCGGCCCTCGTTCATGCGGGTCAGCATGTCCATGATCCCGGCCTCGACGCCGACCGATCCGTCCTCGAAGGTGACGTGGCTCTCGTGCGTGTTCAGCCCGGCCGCGCGATACTGCTTCGCCAACTGGAGCCCCGAGCCCTTGTCGTGCTGGTTGCCGTCGTGAGGCCACATCCAGGGCAGGCGAGCGCCCCACTGCTTCAGGGTCGCGCCGTGCACCAACGGGGTCTGCTTGCGCTCGCGATACTCGCGGGTCAGGTAGATCGTGTCGGTGTCGCGGTCCCAGGCGATCTCGACGGCCGCGAAAGGATGGTCCCAGCCGAAGTCCATTCCACCGAGACGAGCCCAATGGTCGGGAATTTGAATGGGGTCGATCTTGATCCGGTCTTCGGAGATGTTGAAGACACGACCTGATCCGAGGACTGGTATGCCTTTCGTGCGGGCGTCACGGGTTGCATCATCGTATGACGCAATAATTCGAGCCTTCTGCGCATCGCTATAGTGCCCCACGTCTTCGATGGTCATCTGAACCACGACGCGGTCATTGCCGGGGTTCTGGAAGAACTTCATCACGACCTGGGACATACCCTTCAGCGGCGTGAAGGTGATGTAGACCATGCCATCGGTCGCGTTGGTTCGGGTGACGGCTTCCTCGTAAACGTCATAGGGCGGCTCCTCGTCGAGCCAGACGCCGTCCACGGTCGAGGCCTGCCACTTCGCGCGGCCCTGGTCGAAGCTCTTGAACTGGAGGATCGACTGGCCGCCCTGGATGTGGTTGACCACGACCGCGTCGATGGCGTCCTTGACGCCGGCCCGGCGCTTCGGCTGCTGCGCGATGCACTCGCGCGGGATCAGCCCCGTGCCCCACAGTTCCTCGATTGACGGCGGCCCCACGAGCAGGCGCTGCATGCCGTCTCGGGTTAGCTCGCCGCTCTCGGAGCCCGCAAGCCAGGCGGTCGGCCGCGACCACATCCGGCCCTTCCAGCCGGGCGGATACCGGCCGGTCAGGTGGAAGGCCATCTCCGCTGCGCCCGAGTAGGTCTTGCCTAGCTGGTTGCCGGCCGAGAACAGGCGCTCGCGATACTTCGCGCCCATCTCGTGGAACAGCACCTGCTTCGGGTAGGGCCGATAGTCGGACAGCTTGGCGAACTTCGCCTGCTCCTGCTTCGCGGCGTTGACCCGCTGCACGAGCGCCTGAAGCTCGTCGTCCGACAGGTTGCGGAGGTGTTCGATGCTCACGGCAAGTCCTTCGCTACCAGGCTCGCGTAGCCGGCGATGTCGTCCCAGTGGTCTCTGTGATTTGGATCGCCGGTAGAGATGCGCGCCAGCTTAACCAGTATCTGGTTAACCGCGACACGCTGTTGAGGGTTCAGCTTCGTGCACCTGTCGTTGTAAAACGCTCTCGTCAGGTCGTCGGCCGTCTGCGCCATCTGCTCGAAGTTGCCGTGCGTGGCACGCCGGCTTTCTGGCTCCCCTGCTTCAGCCATCAGTTCCACTCGATATGCTCGGGGGTGATGATCCGCGCCGTGTTGTTCGGCACCTCCAGGTCTGCCATGAGCATGATCGGGTGCTCGCGGTGCGGCTTGTGCACGCCGACCTTCGTGGCCTCGTTGACGGCCGACAGCATGACGTTCCAGGCGCGGGCGAACTCGACCTTGTAGTCCGGCGAGCCTTCCGGCAGTTCGGGCATGCGGCCATGGCCGACACCCATCCAGCCGACGATCCGGTTCAGGTCTTGGCCTTCCTCGCGCATGTAGGCGATGTTGGCGGCCATGAAGCGCTCGACCGCTTCCTCCAGCCCGTGCTTGGCCTTCATGTCGGCCGTGACCTTGGCGATGCACGCCGCGATCAGATGCAGGTCGCCGGATCGCAACTCGCGCACGATCTCGCGCGCCTTGGCGGCGTCGGCCGAGTAGGTGGCCTCCTTGCGATCGGTCGCGTCGAGCTTGCGGGCTTCGGGCCGCCGGGCCGCGACCCCGGCTTGGACCCGCTTCAGAATGTCGTTCATCTCGTGCTCCGTGCGAACTCGGGCGAGGAACTGATCGTCCTGCCGCCCATGGTGAACATGCCGATGACGGTCCAGACCGCCAGGCCGTAGATCAGTGCAAACTTGCGAAAGTGTGCCACAGCTTCACTCCCAGCCAGATCACAACCCCGTAGACCAGCAGCGCCGGGACGATGGCCCAGGCCATGCCGCGCCAGATACCCGAACTCACGACAGGTCGCTCCATCAATCCCACTCCGTCTCGGAAGGCACGTCGGCCTCCAGGTCCACGACACGCTTCAGGCCGTCCGTCAGGTGAACACTGGCGGGCATCCGCAGATCGCCGACGCGCTCGGTCGGGCTCACGACGGTCGCCCGCTCGAAGGCGGTCGCCGCCCCCTGGATCGCCTCGGCCACGTCGATGTCCTCGTAGTCGAGCACGTTGGTCGTCGCGACCACCTTGGCTTCCTCGGCGCGGCGCTTCAACTCCTCGTTCAGGGCCGCCAGGATTTGATCGGCGGCTTCTGGGTCGATGACCTCGCCGGGCCGGATCGTCACGTCGCTTTCGATCTTCTTCGGGATGAAGGTCGCCATCATGGTCTTGATGTATTGCCCCGGCGCTTTCGCAGCGAAGGCTTCCATCGCGGCCTTGCCTTCCTTGACGAAGGTCTCCCGCGCCACCTTGGACAGGCGGAACGCGAGATCGGCCTGCTGCTGCTTGACCGTCATCCGCGCCGGCACCCAGTCGGGATAGTCCGACTTGCCGGCATGGAGCCGCGCCAGCATGTGCACCTCGGCGACGATGTGCGCGTTGTGCATCTTGGCGCGGATGCCGTTCGCCGCAGCGATCAGCCAACGGGGATGGTCGGGGTAGTCCCGGCAGATCACGACCTTGCGTTCGCGCTCGTCGAACCAGTCGCGGGTGTCGTCCTGGATGAAGCTCTCGCCCTGCTGCACCGCCTTGGGCACGAACAGCCACATCCGGCTATCGTCCGGCGGCAGGATGCCGGCCGCGAGCGGCGCGGGCAGCTTGATCTTGCCTTGTGCGCTACCCGGCCGCGACAGCGGACCCGGCAGGGCGTTGGGGAGGCGGGCGTCGCTTGGCATCAGGTTCGCGGCCCCCCGCCGATCCCGAGCCACGGCCCGCCAGAGATGATTTCGCCGTCGAACTCGGCCCCGAGATATTCCGCGTCGGCCGGCACGCTCAGCATCTCGCCGATGGCGGTCCACGCGGTGAACTGCTCGGAGCCAGCGCCGACCCGGTAGCGGGCGCGCCAGACCGAACGAAGCGGGACACTCGACCGCATGTCGTGCGTCACCTGCTCTGAAGCCTTCGGGTCACCGGGCATGGCGCTTCTCCTGTTCGGGGGCAGATAGCCATCGGGGTTCGGCCTTGTCAAGGGCCGGGCGAATGGACGGATCACCGGGTAGCCCGGCGGCCTGGACGCAACTCACGGAACATAAGTTAGCAGTTCAGTGTGTCGGTGCTTCTGCGAACTGTAGTTCGCTGGCTAGGGCGAGGGCCGGGCGGGCCGGCTGTAACAGTTGTTGCGGGCGTGTAGCTGAAAACAAAAGTTAGCTGGTGCGGATGTCCCGGAAAATAGCGTGTCTAGCCCCGCGCCGCGCTGTGCAAATCGTTTGGGGGCTCCCCCGGCCCCTAAGTTGGCAGGCTGCAAACTCAAGTTTTCGCATGAGTTAGCAGTGCGCGCGGTTCGACCGAGCTGCTAAGTCATTGATTTGCCTAGGCATTCAGCGTGCTAACAATAGTTCACTGCTGCAATGAATAGTTAGCACGGTGAAGCGTTGACTAAGGCCCGGCGATCCACGCAAGGCATCTGTGACGCTGGAGCGCGTGGCAACGCCTACACCTAGCCCTAAGCCTAGCGATCCACCGACATAGCCTATCAGTGAACAGCCAAAACCCGCCTTGATCACCCAACCCACAGCGACACCGTAGCGCAAGGCAAGAGCCGGCTAGAGCCGTGCTCTTATCCCTACACGCTAGGTTGTCGCATAACCCGGCAAATAGCCGGATTTGCCGGCTTGCCTTATACGGGAATTGACTTCCAAACCTGACTAGTAATAACCTGGGTCTAATACCTAGGCTAACTGGAGTTATCACAATGTATGCGACCAAAGCCGTTATGTCAGACATTCCACCCGATTTGCTCGACCTGTTCGCCATGCGTGACGGTCGCGTTTGCTGGCAACCCGTCAACACCGTAAGATCGCGCAACGCCAAGCGCGCGCCATGGGGATCACCAGCAGGCGGCAAAGCCGTGATCGGACGCGGCGCGCTAATAACTGTTTCAGGTTACACGCTCCTGACGGCCGATGTCGCGTTCGCGCTAGAGCACGCTGGAGAATGGGCTTGGCAAATCGACGCCACGCTAGTCCCCTCACTGCCTCCCGAGCACGACCTTGACCAATGGCGCGCCGTGATCCGCTCGCGCTTCGCTCTAGACGGCGGCGTGCTCGTGTGGGCCACGGATCGCGGCTTTACTGCCGACCGCACCGCGCGCTACGCGGCCGGCTCGCCAGTCACCGGCCTGCGCTTGTCGGGCTTCCGTGGATCAATCGTCACCACCTCTAGCGTTGGGCTGCTGTTCAGCGACGTTGTCAGCGTGCTTGAAACCGGCTTGTTTCCCTGGGAAGCGTGGAATTGATAACTTTTGTTTGCAACACGCTTGACAGCCTGTTTGCCTAGGTTTAGGTAAAGGGCTCGATAGGCTGCTAACTGGGAGATACGGACATGACCACCCACTACCTTATCACATCGACGAAGCAGGCAATTCCGGTCACGGCTCGCGACGAAGACGACGCGCTGTCGCAAGCGATGGCGATGGGGATCGGTCAGCAGGTCGTCCGCGTCGATGTCGCGTTAAGCGAAGACGAGTTCGCCGCGCGCACGACATCCGCCAAGGTCGAGTTCAAGAAGTGGTATTCCGCATGCCGGGCTTGCGTGCGCGACCAGCGCTTGGCGCGGTCGCATCGCGTCGGCGCGGCATGCGCGGAACAAATGTTTTGGGCCGAGCATAAAGACGCAATCGTTTTCCGGCACGGTTACGCGGCGTCGCCTAACGGGCTCGCGCGCATCGCCGGCCCGATGGGCCTCTATCACGCCAAGCGCGAGTATTGGCGTCGCTGGAACTCGCTGCGCTATCGCGGCTTGCGCGGCCGTGAGTGGCACAAACAGACGCTTGCGTCGCTTGTGGCGCTGCGGGCCGAAATGGCCGTGCTCGTCTCATACGGCCAGCGCTGACGTTTCGACCTTGCCGGCTCGCAGCCGGCAATCCGAAGCGCCCGCTTCAGCAAACAGGAGTTATCACCATGGCTAAGCTCGACCCCGCCGCTATCTACAATCAATTCGACGCCGCTTTCTCTCACGTCGCGGCTTATGTCGTCATCAACCCGCGCAACGGCGATTGCGTCGCCAAGGTCGCGATCAAGCGCAGCGCGTCGGGTCTCCGCACTACTGCCTTCGTTCACTGGCTTGGCGTGCCGATGGTCAAGGGCGTCGCCAACGGGGGCGGATACGACAAAGACAGCGCCAGCGTGGCCAGCGCGGCACGCAAGGCGGACTGGACGCTTTACGATAAGGCGGGAGCGGCGACGCGATCCGATCAAGAGGCCTTTCTCAAAGCCGCGTCGATAGATGGTGGCAAGCGTTGGGACGACGCGGTGCGCGACGCTGGCTTCACGGTCTATCAGGCAGTCTGACGTTTCCACCCTAGGGCCGTCGCTGGCCCTAGTAGGAAGCGCCCCGCTTCACACTCAAAGGAGCTAGACCCATGGCCGAGATAAACGTGACCAAGCTTGCGACCGAAGGCGAGATGTTTGATTTTTCCGCGTCGCGCGCCGAGCGCGGCCAGAATGCCGGCCCTGAAACATGGGCGAACGCCAAGGCCGAAGCGGCCGAGCGGCCTATCCTCTCGGACGACGACCTGGACGTGTTCAGGGACCATGTGCGCGGCTTTGGCGCATGGGAAGCCGGAGAGATCGCCGCATGGGACGCGACCGAGTGCAACGCGCTATTCGTCCAAATGGTCGCAGGCGACATGCGCGAGTTAGAGGGCCTTTGCCCCGGCGGCGGTGTGGCGGGGATCGACTGGGACGAAGCGCAGCGCCTCTCCGAAGCTGGAACCGTGTCCGGTCGCATCTACGCCAGCGGCGAAGATGTCTTCTACTACCTAGGGGACTGACCGCGTGACGTTCCCGCCTTGCCGGTCCAGATCGGGCCGGCAATGGGGAGCGCCCCGCTCCACTACCTCAACCGCAAAAGGGAAAGCGGCTCATGTTGATCGGACCCGCCAGATTTATCGAATGCGTCATCCTCGCGGCGCTCGTGGCTTGCATCACGCTCGTCGCGGCGCGGATCGACATGCGCGACCAGGCCATGACGACGTGCCTGGAGCGCCACTCCCACGACACCTGTCACTCTGCCCTCAACCGCTAAGGAGCCCCGCCATGATCGATAACACGACCCGGCAACTCGCGCAGTGCGCCAAGGACGAAGTCGAGACCGTCCTGCGATCACTCCACCGCCACAATGGCGCGCGCTCGCGCCCTACCCTGATGCAGATCGGGGCCATGATCGACAGTCTGGAGAACGCAAAGCGGTTCACCGCCGCTGTCCTGTCCAGCGACAAGGCGTGACGCTGACACCCTGCCGCTTTCGGGCGGCAGTAGTGAGCGCCAGCGCTTGACCCGGCCCGATAAAACGCATAACGTTCTATGCGAAATCAACGGGAGAATACCGATGCTGAACATCCACGACACCGCCAGCAAGGCGGCTTCCGAGTTCGGGCTTTCCATGAAGGACGATCCGACCCTCTGGCCCTCTGGTGACGAGATCACGGCCGAAGCCGTGCGCAGGGCCTGCAACGCGACCGCGCTGGAGAATGCCCGCTCGGCCCTGTCCCGCGCGCTCGGCAGGATCGCCGAGACCGTCGCGACCGAGATGGATGTCGCCATTGCCGAAGACGGCCCGCTGGCCGATCTGGACGCTGTGCTCGCGCAGCATGTCGAAGACGGTCCCGAGATCGACCTGTCCGGCGTGCTCGCGGCGGCCGACTGGCAAGCCCGGTGCGAAGCCTTGCGCGAGGCCTTCGGGGTCGCGGTTCAGGGCTACCACATCCAGCCGCTGCCGGTGATCGACCTGATGCACTATGTCGGCACCGACCCGCGCCTCGACGGCGAGGTGATGCGGACGGTCGCCGCGCTGCGCGGTCCCGAGCACGCCAAGCCCGAAGCCCCCGCCGCGCTGATGCTGAACAACGGCGGCGACGACTGGGACGACGAGCTTGACGCCGTGGTCAACCCCGGCGGCGCTGTCGCGGCTCCTGTGGCTCGCCCGCGCGGCAAGCCCGACCCGCTGTCAGGCCGCACGCGCCGGACCAAGGCCGAGATCGCCGAGGACGAGGCGGCCGAGCGCTCTGAAGCCATTGCTGACGCGGTCGAGGAAGTTCGCGAGGCCGGCGGCGACGAGTGGGACGAGAGCGCGGCTGAATACGCGGTCACGTCAACCTGGGATGACGAGCCGGTGGCGACCGCGCCGAACCTGCCGGGGCTCGCGACCGCCGCCGGCATCGCCGACACGGACATGGCCGCGATCCTCGCGCTGTCGAAGCCCTACTACTCGCAGATCCGGCACGGCAAGCGCCCGTGGCCCGGCGTGAAGCCGGACCAGGTCAAGCGCCTGCGCGCCGAGATCGCGGCCCGTCGTGAAGCGCTCGACGCCATCGAACAGGCGCTCGGCACCGACGCCGTCCTGAAGCCCGAGGGCGTGTGATGGCCGCTCGGGTCAGCAAGGAGCGGGACCGCGCCGGCCAGTGGTGGGTCGTCGGCCGGATCAGCCCGAGCGGCGTCATGCGTGTCACTGACGAGCGCGAGGCGCAGTTCATCGTGGACGCGGTCGAGACGGCCTACCAGCAGGGGCGCGAAGACGCGCTCCAGTCCCTGCGCGACCTGCTCGACGTGCCCAAGCGGCTCGAAGGGCAGGACTGATGCGCGAGCGGTCGAGCATCGTTTCGGTGAACCTGCCGACCCCGCCGTCCGTGAACAAAGCGTTCGCGGCTCGGCGGGGTAGCCATCTCACGCAGAAGACGGCGAGCTATCGCTTCTGGGAGCGCGAGGTGCTGGAGGAGAACGGGCGCGGTCAATACCTGCCGGTCCTGGAGGCCGGCAGTTATGGACTGTGGCTGGACCTGAACCCGAAGATGCGGGGCGACATCGACAACCGGATCAAGCTGGTGTCGGACATCCTGAAGGAGCCGACCAAGACGAGCCCCAACGCGCTCGGGATCGTGATCGACGACGAGCACATGAAGGGGCTCCATGTCGAGTTCCTGCCGGGCCTCGCGGAACAGAGGTGCATCGTTACGGTCGTGAGCCTGGCGAACTGGCCCGCCTACGTCTGCATGAGGATCGAACCATGACCCGCCTGCCCCACTGGACCAGCAATCCTGACGGCGGCGACGAGCGCCGTGATCCGGCCGAGCCGCCCACAGGCTTGAACCTTCAGGACGAGATGGCGCGCCGCAAGCAGCGGGCGCTCGCCGTCGAGGCCGACCTTGCGAGTGGCATGAAGGCGAAGGACGTGGCCGCCAAATACGGCATGTCCGGCCCCTACGTCTCGAAGCTCGTTCGCCAGTGCGGGGTCGGCCCGCGTCAGTTGAACCGCAAGAAGCACGTCGAGGTCGCCGAGGCCTATCGTGCCGGTGTGCCCATCGGTGAAATATGCGAACGGTTCGACGTGAAGCGCCGCACCGTCTGGACCGCCGTGAAGGCTTGCGGCGTCCCGCTGCGCAAAGGTGGCAAATGATCACGAAGCAGGAAGTCAAGGGCCTGCTGGCCCGCATCCAGGGGCTCGCGAAGGCGCAGGGCCTGACCAGCGTGCACGCCTACAAGACGTGCTGCCGGCACCTGGAGAACGCGGTCAGGTTCAGTCCGAAGGACCGGGTCACGGGCATCCAGCACGCGCACAACCACTTCCAAATCCTAAGAGCGGCTGCGGCCGAGAAGGCGACCCGTGGAAAAGCTTGAAGGCTACCAGATCGAAGGCGCTGCGTTCCTGGCCGCCAGCTACCGCGCGTCGATCTTCGACGAGCCGGGTCTGGGCAAGACGGCGCAGGCGATCCGCGCCTGCGAACTGGTCAAGGCCGAGCGCACCATCGTGATCTGCCCTGCCGGCGTCCGCCAGGTCTGGCCCTTCCAGTTCAAGCTGTGGGGCCGCAGCAACCCGCGCGTGGTCAAGGCCGACAGCGTGTTCGACCTGGTCGCGTGGCAGAAGGGCCGCGTGGACGTGCTGGTCATGAGCTTCGAGCAGGCGACCGGATGGTGGCGCGACATCGCGAACGACTTCTTCGACTGCCTGATCATCGACGAGAGCCACTACCTGAAGAACCCCGACGCCAAGCGGACCAAGGCCATCGTCGGCGACCACGGCGACGGGATCGGGGCCATCGCCGGCATGGCGAGCTATGTCTGGTGCCTGACCGGCACGCCGATCAAGAACGACCCGGCCGATCTGTGGGTTCCGATGCGTCTGTCGATGCAGACCAAGCTGGAGTTCACCGCGTTCCAGAAGCGCTATTTCAAGCAGCGCATCGGCACGTTCTCGGTGTCCAACACGCCACGCAAGGAAGCCCTGCCCGAGCTTCAGGCGATGATGCGCGACATGTCGCTGATGCGGACCTTCGAGGACGTGGGAAGCTCGTTGCCGCCGATCCGGCTGGACGTTCTGCCGGTCGATGGCGACAGCCGCGCCGTGGTCGAATACCTGAAGGACTACCCCGGCCTGTCCGACCGCATCCTCCAGAGCATCGAAGCCGGTGGCGGGCAGCTATCGTTCGACGACAGCACGCACATCGCGACCCTGCGCGCCATGATCGCCGAGGCCAAGGCCCCCGGCTATGCGCGGCTGATCACCGAGGAGTTGAAGTCGGGGACCATCGACAAGCTCGTGGTCATGGGCCACCACCGCCGGGGCTTGCAGATCGTGACCGAGCACCTGAACGCCCACGGCATCCAGGCGTCCATGATCGTCGGCGGAACCTCGGAGCGCCAGCGCGAGGACATCGTGCGCTCGTTCCAGGACGACCCGAAGGGGGTCCGCGTGATCTGCGGCAACATCACCGCCGCCGGCACCGGCCTGACCCTCACGGCGGCCTGCCGGGTTGATATGCTGGAAAGCTCCTGGACCCCGGCCGACAACGTCCAGGCCGTTCGGCGCATCCGCCGCAAGGGTCAGACTAGACCGACATTCGCGCGCTTCGTCATGCTCCAGAACAGCTTTGACGATGCGGTGGCCGGGATCGTGACGCGCAAGGCGAACACGATCATCTCGATCACCGACAAGAACAACCTGCAAGAAGCCATGGCGCACAAGGAGAACGCAGCATGAAAAAGCAGTTCATTACAAAGGCCTTCGCGCCGGCGTCTCTCGCTGTAATACAAGAAGCGAACAGGATCATAGTTGAATACCAGAGGCAGGGGTTCACACTTACCTTGCGCCAGCTATACTACCAGTTCGTGTCCCGCAACCTGATCGCCAACAAGCAGAGTGAGTATAAGAGACTTGGCAAGATCATCAGCAACGGCCGGCTAGCCGGGCTGATCGACTGGGACGCGCTGGAAGACCGCACGCGAAACTTGGAAACGCACGCCTTTTGGTCTTCGCCCGAGAGCATCATCCAGTCGGCCGCGCAGGGCTACGCCGAGAACCTGTGGGCCTCGCAGGACTTCTACGTCGAGGCGTGGATCGAGAAGGACGCACTCACCGGGGTGATCGCACCTGTGTGCACCGAGTTCCGCGTGCCCTACTTCTCTTGCCGGGGCTACGCCTCGCAGTCCGAGCTATTCACAGCCGGCGAGCGCCTGAAGCGCCAGCGCGTGCGCGGCAAGCGCGCCCTGGTTCTGCACCTTGGCGACCATGACCCGAGCGGCATTGACATGACCCGTGACATCGAAGCGCGGCTCAGTATGTTTGCTGACGGCTGGGACGTAGAGGTGCGCCGGCTCGCGCTCAATTTCGACCAGGTCGAACAATACGACCCGCCGCCAAATCCGCTCAAAGAGAAGGCCGATGGCAGTCTGAGTGACAGCCGAGGCAACGACTACGCCGAGCAGTTCGGTGACAGCTCGTGGGAGCTTGACGCACTAGAGCCCACGGTAATCTCCGATCTGATCCGCACCGAGATAGAGGGCGAACTCGACCGCGAGGGGTGGGACGCCGCGCTGGTTCAAGAAAACGACAACCGCTCGGTTCTCGACGACATCGCCTCGCGCTTCGATGAAGTGCGCGACTTTCTGGCCAGCGAAGGAGACACCTGACATGAGCCCCATCCAGCCCTTCAACACCGCGCAGCTAGTCTTGCGGGATCGCATCCTCCCCAAGGCGCTGCCGCCGATCACGCAAGCCCTGCCGCCCGTGACCCTGCTCCAGCGCCTGGCCTGGCGGATCGCCAACTGGGCCGGGCTCCTTGGGAGCTACACCCCGATGACCGAGACCATCGAGACCAAGGTCATCACGCTCGAAGGCGAGCCCCAGGACATCATCGGCCGAGCCATCATCGGGTTCATGAACGACGACAACAGGCTCAACCCGCAGCGCGATCTCGTGGTCCTGTGGGGCGGGGAGAGCTTCGCCCGGTTCGCCCGCAACGCCGTCGATCTGAAGTCGGACCTTCGGTTCTGCCGCGACGACGGCCACCGCGAGTTCCGAGGACTGGCCGTCCGCGTCGTGAGCTACCTGAACGGGCCGCTCGTGATCCGCCGTCGCGACCTGTGAATTTCCGGCTTGACGCGCGACGCCGGATTGCATAACTTTCTATGCGCGAACCACCTAACCTGAAAACCGAGGACGACATGAAGATCACACTGAACATCGAGACGAACGATCCGGCCGACCTGGAGCGCATCGCCGCCGCACTCGCGGGCAAGGAAGTCGCCGTCACCACGGGAAAGCCGGCCACGCCGAAGAAGACCGAGACCGCTGCTGCCTCGGGCACCGCAGCTTCGTCGGCCGGGGCTTCGCATACGGACGCTGGCACGCAGACCTCCGCCAGTGGCCAGACTGCGACCACCACTGCATCCCCTTCTGAGGGTGCCGTGCCGTCCGATCAAGACCTCGTCGCCGCCGCGAACGTGGCGACCGGCAAGCTCGGCGCTGGCGGGCCGGACAAGGTCAAGACCTACATCGCCGCCAACTTCAAGAAGGCTGACGGCTCGCCCGGCACGCTGAAGACGACGGCCGAGGGCGACCGCGCCCGTCTGCTCGACGCGCTCCAGAAAATCGGACGGGGCGAAATCACCCTCTGATGCGTTATGGTGCTGACACGGGGGCGATCCTGCCCCCGTGAAACTGGAGCGATCCGATGACCAAGCCAGCCAAGAAGGGCGCGACCACCGCGCCGAATGACGCAGCCGCGAACTGGGACGACGCCCCGGCTCCCGGCTCGCAGAACCCCGAGCCCAAGACGGAGCCCGGCCCGAAGCCCGAGAACCAGCCCGCCGAGCCGACCAACGATGTCGCCAAGGACGCCGCTGCCTCGACGCTGAAGGACGCGGCTGCGAAGCTGCCGGCCGACCCCAAGTCGCCCGAGGTGGCGAAGCGCCTGAAGGAGATCGCCTCCAAGCTTCCGAAAAGCCCGAAGGCCAGCCTGGTCGAGGCGTTCAAGGAAGTGGCGCTCGTCGTCGGTGCCGATAAGGCCAAGCGTATCCTGGTCGAGCAATACGGCACCGAGGAACCCGAGACCTTGAAGGCGCCCCAGTTGATGGACGCCATCGACGACCTCTACGGGGCCGCGTGATGGGAACGCCGGACGCCAAGACACACCTGACGTTCGGCGGCTCCTCGGCGCACAGATGGCTCGCCTGCCCCGGCAGCGCCCGTCTGTGCGCCACCCTGCCGCCCCAGGTCGAGAACGAGCACATGGCCGCCGGGACGCGGGCGCACGCCCTTCTGGAACTGGCCGTCCGCGAGCGCCGCGATAGCGTGCTGGAGTTCGACGGCGTCTCGCTGCAAGCGGGCTGGCCCGAGTTTGAACTGGACGATGTCGAGGCCGTGCAGAAGGCGCTCGACCACGTCAACGGTATCCTGGAGCGTCACCCCGACGCGGTGATGTGGGTCGAGCGGCAGTTCACCCTGCCCATGCCGACACCCACGCCGGTCTACGACGAAGACGGGCTGATCACCGGCTACGAACCGACCGAGATCGGCGGCACGGCCGACATCGTGATCTACGTCCCGTCGCTGAAGCTCCTGATCGTGATCGACTACAAGCACGGGCGCGGCAAGTATGTGCCCGAGACCACGCCGCAGATGAAGCTCTACGCCTCCTGCGTCCTGTTCGGCCTGCCGGACTTCGTGGTCGAGCGCGTCGATGCGACGATCATCCAGCCACGCTGTCAGGCCGGTGAGCCGATCCGCACCGCCATCTACAGCCCCGGCGACCTGATCGCCTTCAGCGACGACGTGGACGCGGCCGTTGCCCTGGCTGTCGGGGAGAACCCGCCGCTCGTGGTCGGCCCGCAGTGCGACGAGTGGTGCCCTGTCGCCATGGCCGCTGCCTGCCCCATGCTCAACAAGGGAGCCCTCGCCGTGCCTGAGCAAGCTGTGTCATGGGTTCACCCCGAGCCGGGGGACGACGTGATCGTGACCCTGCCGTCGCCGGACAGGATGCGCCACAATCCGACCGCGCTGTTCGAGACGCTGAAGATGCTGCCGATCCTGCAAGCGTGGATCGACGGCGTCGAGACGGCGGCCGAGGCCTATGCCACTGGCACGGGCTTCTCGCCGGGCTTCAAGTTCGTTGACAAGGTCGCGCGCCGGAAGTGGCAGGACGAGGAGGCCGCGCGCCGCTGGTTCGCCGAGCACACGATGCTCGACGAGGACGAATATGCCCCGCGCAAGACGCTCTCGGTTGCGCAAGCCGAGAAGCTGGTCAAGATGAACGTGGGCAAGGACGGCGTGAAGGCCATGGCCGAGCACGTCGTCAAACAGAGTTCGGGCATGAAGCTTGTGCCCGAGAGCGCGAAGGGGGACGCGGTCAATCCCCTTGCCGTTGCCGAGGCCGGCTTCGCCTCTGCTGTGACGATCTGATCAACGGAGATACCTGATGACGACCATCGACCCGAAGTTCCAGTCGAACCTCGCGCCCGAACTCCTGGCGCGTCTGCTCCAGGGCAACCCGCCGCGTATCGGCGAGGGCGGCCTTATCTTCACCGGCGCGACCCGGCTCTCGTGGCCGAGCCTGGCGAAGCCCCAACTCGCCAAGAACCCGAAGCCCGGCGACAAGCCGAAGTATCAGGCCTCGGCCCTGTTCGTGCACAAGAACATCGGCGTCATCATGGAAGCGCTGAAGGCTTCCGTGCGGGCCAACTATCCGAACGTCACCGATCCGATGGTGCTGCTCGACCCGAAGAACAAGAACTCGGCGATGAAGGACCAGGGCCTGAAGGTCTCGGTCAAGGACGGCGGTCTCGACCCGGTCAACAACACGACCGCCGGCTATGTGACGGGCTTCCCCTTCGCCTCGGGCAAGTCCGAGAAGGCGGTGCCCTGCTTCCACCGCAAGGATGGCCGTGTCGTCGCGATGCTGCCCGAGGAGATCACGACGCTGCTCTATCCCGGCTGCTGGGTGGACATCAAATACGCGCTGATCAAGTCCACCAGTTCCGGCAACCCCGGCGTCTTCTTCGGGCTCCAGTCCGTGATGAAGCTGGCCGACGACACCTCCTTCGGCAGTGCCGGCGGTGGCGGCTCGCCCGACGACTTCAAGGACGCCGTGTCCATCGAAGATCCGAACGCGAACCAGATCATCCAGAACTCGGGCGTCAGCCAGAACGACTGGGACAGCCCGGCCGCCGGGGCCGCCAGCAGCGGCGACGACTGGGGCTGATACGCCCCTACGACGACCTGTGAACGCGAGCTATCGCGGAAGGACAGAGCCGGTGGGCCGTGGGCTTGACCAGCCGCGACCGGCAACTTGGCACTGCAACAATGGGAGATAGCTATGAAGTCCGCACGCAAAGACTACGAGAAGGTGATGAAGAAGATCCCGAAGGACGAGCCGGTGTTCCTGCTGCGCGGGCAGGACGCGGTGGCCGCCAATGTCGTCCGCTTCTGGGCGGCGGCTGCGGCCACGGCCGGCGCGAGCCCCGAGATCGTGGCGGCTGCTCGCAAGCACGCCGACCTGATGGAGGCGTGGCCGACGAAGAAAATCCCCGATATGCCGGACGGCGCGGCCGAGACCGCCGACGAGGACACCCACGACGGCAAAGGCCCGGTGGCCTGACCCATGAAGCTCCACCTCGACTTCGAGACCCGGTCGGCGATCAACCTGAAGACGCACGGGGCCGTGCGCTACGCCATGGACCCGACGACCTCAGTGCTGTGGGCCTGCTGGTGTATCGAGGACGAGTGGGGCAGGGGAACAGTGAAGCGCTGGCGGCGGGGCGACCCGCCGCCGGTTGAACTGATCGAAGCCGTCGCCTCGGGCGCGACGGTCGTGGCGCACAACGCCATGTTTGAGTTGGCGATCTGGATTTACGTCTGCGAGCGCATGGGATGGGGCAAGCTCTCCCCGCACCAGATGGACTGCACGATGGCGAGGGCGCAGGTCATGTCCCTGCTCGGGTCGCTCGACGGCGTGACCACGCTGCTGCGCCTGAAGAACCGCAAGAACCCAGCCGGCCGCTCGCTGATCCACCTGTTCTCGGTGCCGCGCAAGCCGACGAAGGACGAAGACCCGCTGAAGCTCTACTGGAACGAGCCCGAGGATCACCCGGCCCGGTTCCAGGAGTTCGGCGACTACTGCGCCGACGACGTGCTGGCCGAGTGCGACGCTGACGACGCGCTGCCGCAACTGTCGGACAGCGAGCGCGACATCTATCACTTCGACCTGGTCGTGAACCTGCGCGGCTTCCGGCTGGACACGGCGACGATGCGCCGGGCCGACGCCTTCCTGGAGGAGGCGAAGAAGCGGGTCGATAAGGAGATCAACAAGCTGACCGAGGGCGAGGTGCCCAAGGCGACACAGGTTCAGAAGCTGAAGGACTGGCTCAATGGTCGAGGCATCGAAGTCACAAGCATCGGCAAGGGTGAAGTCGAAGACATTCTTGCCCACGCACGGCTATTCGATGATGACGTTGCCGAAAACGTCGTTGGGCTACGACGACTTGGAGCTAAGGCGACATCTCTTGCAAAGTATGGTTCCGGCCTTAGATGCGCTGGATTTGACGAACGGGCTCGCGGCCTTCTCAACTACCATAAAGCGAGCACCGGACGGTGGGCTGGAAGTCTATATCAGCCGCATAACTTGGAGCGAATTGATCCTGACGAAGACGGCCCGCTGATCGAACAGATGCTGATGATCCTGCGGGAAGCTGGCAACCCGAAGGACGCAGTGGACTGGTGCGAGCTTGTCGGCATGGTGCCGATGCGCGCCATCGGGAAGTGCACGCGCGCCATGATCGTCGCGGCTGACGGCCATGAGCTTATCGGCTGCGACTACAGCAACGTCGAAGGGCGCGGCTCGGCTTGGCTCGCGGACGAGACCTGGAAGATCGACGCCTTCAGGGCCTACGACGACGGCACCGGCCACGATCTCTACAAGCTGGCCTACAGCAAGTCGTTCGGCGAGCCCGTCGAGAGCATCGGCAAGGGTCCGAAGCGCCAGATCGGCAAGGTCCAGGAGCTATCGCTGGGCTACCAAGGGGCGGTCGGCGCGTTCATGGGCATGGGCGCGAACTACGGCGTCCGCCCCGACAGCCTGCTCGCGGCCGTCAAGCCGGTCGCCACGGTCGAGGGCTGGGAAGCGGCGGCTGCGAAGTATGAGCGCAGCAACAAGTTCGGCCTGTCGCCTGACCAGTGGACCGCGTTTCGCTACGTCGTGGACGGCTGGCGATCCGGCCACCCGCGCACGGTCCAAAGCTGGTGGGACTTGCAGGACGCGGTGATCGCGGCCGTGTCCGAACCCGGCCAGATGATCCACATGTTCGGCGGCCGTGTCCGCATCTACTGCGCCAGGAACCAGAGCTTCCTCTACATCTATCTGCCCTCGGGTCGGCCGCTCTCCTACTTCCGGCCTCGCCTGAAGACGGCCACCGAAACCGTCCAGGCCCGCAACGGCGATGTCTACGAGCGCGAGAAGCGGTCGGTCGTGGTCGAGGGCTGGGACAGCCGCCGCAACTCATGGGGCGATGTCCACCTCTACGGCGGGATCGAGTGGGAGAACATCATCCAGGCCCTGTGCCGCGACCTGCTGGCCCACGGCATGATGGCGTGCGAGCGCGCCGGCTACCCGGTCGTCCTGCATGTCCACGACGAAGGCGTGTTTGAGGTGCCTATCGGTTCCGGTGACGTGGCCGAGGTGCAGCGTCTGATGGCTATCCTGCCGCCCTGGGCGCGCGGCTTCCCCCTGACCAGCAGCGCCTGGCGTGACCCGAGGTATGTCAAATGAGCAAGCCGATCTACGACAAGCTGTTCCACAAGGTCGATGGGCTCCAGGTCATCCTGTCCCGAGGCGGCGTCTACAAGCAGGTCGATGTCTACCGCCGGTTCGTCGAGGGCGAGCATCGCCTGTTCGCCAAGCACGGCGGCGGGTTTATCTCGCTCGGGGCTCTCGTCGGGGGCGTCGGCGGCACGAGCCACTACGGCACGTCGTGGCTGGAGATCGAGGCCGACGACGGCGCTGTGCTCACGAAGGGCCGGCTCGGGCGTCCCTGCTTCGACCCCACGGCTTGACGCATAGAAAGCTATGCAATAGGGTCCGTCTAGTCGAACACGCTAGGACGGACCCTATGGCTCGGAAGTGCTGCAACTGCGGAACGCTTATCAACAAGACGGACTGGCGCGCCAGGTTCTGCGGAACCCGCTGCAAGCGCGAGTTCAACAATCGGCAAGCCACCCGAGGCGCGACCGCCTACCCCTTCATCATGGCGATGCGCTACGACCGCGAGGAAGCGGCGAAGCTGAAGGCGTGGGGCACGCTGTGCCAGCTTGCTTCACAGTGGCGTGACGAGGACAAGGCCGAGCGCGAGGGCCGTCGATCCTGGCATAGGCTTCCGGTTGTCCTTGACCAGCTTCCGTGAAACGCATAGAAATGTATGCACACAAGGAGAACCCTATGCGCCACAAGAGCTACATGGACCTGGCTTCGCAGATGAAGGCCAAGGGTCGCGACTTCACCCTGGACGAGATTTACCGGATCGTGTGCCGGCCGCCTCATCAGGACGGCCTGTCCACAGACCAGCTTCACAGTCGCTGCTCTCGTGCTATCGGTGAGGCACGGGCGGCGCTGAAGAAGGAAGGCTACGTCCTCGGCCTTGGCGACAAGCGCCACAGCTACCGGGCCTCCAAGCGCGAGCGGTGATATGCTGTTTAACGGTGAATGTCTAGACGTTATGCGCCGTTTACCAAGTGCGTCTGTAGACGCGGTTCTGTGCGATCTGCCCTACGGCACAACCGCGTGCGCGTGGGACAGTGTTATAGACCCTGTGCTCCTTTGGGGCGAGTATAGGCGGCTCTTGACAGAACGCGGAACCGTGGTGCTGACCGCAGCACAGCCGTTTACAACGGCTATAACCTGGCCTGCTCTCGACCTGTTTAAACACGCATCAGTGTGGGTAAAGAACCGTCCTACTGGGCCGCAGCACGCTAAGAACAGACCTATGAGTAAACACGAAGACGTTCTCGTTTTCTCCAAGGGAAAGATGGGCCACGCTTCTCAGCTTGGTGAGCGCCGCATGACGTATAACCCGCAAGGTATTTCCGACGCAGGCGAGAAAGTAGTCACAGCAAGAGGGAGCCATTCTAGGCTCACAGGGGCTAGACCTAATCAGGTAGGGCGCGTTTACCTGGCGCAAACAGGTTTCCCGCACACAGTCTTGTCGTTCGACAAAGAGGAAACACACGAACACCCAACGCAGAAGCCCGTCGCGCTTATGGACTATCTTGTGAGAACATACACAGACCCCGGCGACACTATCCTTGACAACGCGATGGGATCTGGAACGTCAGGAGTAGCCGCCGTGCGGGCGGGTCGTCACTTTATCGGTATAGAGCGGGACGTTGAATACTTTAGCATCGCAGAGCGCCGCATCAACGCAGCCTCGGCCGAGTGGGACTAGCCTATGACAATCCTTGAAGCGGCGTTGTCATGGGCAGCGCGGGGGTTCCGCGTCTTCCCGATCCTACCAGGCGACAAGGTTCCGCCAAAGGACTTGCGCTGGAAGGAGGAGGCTACCTCGGACCCCGCTAAGATCGGGGCGTGGTGGGCCTTCGAGCCGCGCTACAACTATGGCGTGGCGGCCGGTGAGGGCACGCTGATCCTCGACGTGGATGCCGGCAAGAACGGCTACGCCGCGCTGCTCGACATCGACCTACCCGTGACGCTCACGGTCAAGACGCCAGGGGGCGGTGAGCACCAGTATTTCAGCGGCCCTGATGTCGCGAACTCTGTCGATCGCATTGCGCCCGGCTTGGACATCCGCTCGGCCGGCGGCTACGTCATCGGACCTGGCTCGTTCTTCGCCGACCCCGGTGGCAAGAAGGGCTACACCGGCACCTATCACATCATCAATGACGTGGCGCTCGCCCCCGCGCCCGAGCACTTCATCCTCGTCGCCGGCACGCCCAAGGAGCGCGAGACCGGCGCGGCCGTCAGCATCGACGATCCCGACGACATCGTGTTCGCGATCCACTACCTCCAGAAGGACGCGCCTATCGCTGTCGAGGGACGCGGCGGCGACAACACCACCTATGCGGTCGCGGCGCGCGTCGTCGAGATCGGCGTCTCGGCCGAGCGCGCGGCCGACCTGATGGCCGAGCACTGGAACGAGCGCTGCCTGCCGCCGTGGACCAAGGAAGAACTGCTGGTCAAGGCAACGAACGCGCAGAACTATCTCCAGACCCGCCAGGGGTCAGGCGGCGTGGCCGCTGCGGCGGCAGACTGGGGGGCGGCCGTCACGCTTGCGCCCGAGCCGCCCCCGACATCGGCCGGGAAGTATGACAAGATATTCTCCCGCCGCACCCTGACGCCGCTGGAGGAGATCCCCCCTCGCGACTGGATCATGCACAGGCTGCTCATGCGGGGCGAGGGCTCGGTCCTCGCTGGCCCCGGCGGTGTGGGCAAGTCCGGCTTCTCGCTGGCGCTGGCGGCCCACGGGGCGGCCGGCAGGAGCTTCGCCGGGTTCATCGTGCCCCGGCCGTTCAAGACCATCGTCTACAACCTGGAGGACAACCGGCACGAGATGGAAGCCCGGCTCTATGCCGCGTGCGCCACCTACGACCTAGACCCCCGCGAGGTGGAGAAGCACGTCCTGCTCTGGCCCGGCCGCGAGCAGCGGTTCCGGCTGATGAACCGGGACCACACCTTCGCCATGGCCGACATCCAGGAGATCGCCCGCCTGATGCGCAGCGAGAGCTTCGACGCCGTCGTGCTCGACCCGCTGATCTCGCTGCACCACGAGGAGGAGAATGACAACGCGGCGATGGGCGACGTGATGGACGCCTTCAACGGGCTGTGCCGCCTCGCCAACGCCGCCGGCCTCGCGCTCCAGCACACACCCAAGGGCGTCCGGCAAGCGGGCTCCAGCGACGCCGTGCGCGGCGCGGGCAACATCGTCAACGCCGTCCGCATCGCCAGCACGATTTACGCGGCCGACGAGGCGGACGCCGCGCTCTACGGTTTCGGCGACGGCTACAAGGGCCGCTATGTCAGGATCGACGACGCCAAGCAGAACCACGCCGCACTGGAGACGAAGCCGCTGTGGCTGGAGAAACAGAGCTTCCCCCTGCCCAACGGCGACACGAGCTATTCGATGCGGATGATGGAACCCTCGGCGACCATGGCCGGCGAGGCCAAGTTCATCGCGACGATCCTGGCGGATCACATGAACCGGGCCGGGTCGATCCACCTCGCGACCTACGACGCGGCGCGCGTGCTCACCTCGGCCGACAACTACTTCAGGGATAAGGTGCCGGCGTCCGGCGACCTGCGGCAGATCAAGTCGCTGATCGAACTGCGGCTGTCGCAGGCGGTGCAGACCGATGCCGGCGAGATCGTGCGGGCTGTGCCGAAGACCGAACCAGGTGCGGCCACGTCGCGGATGTTCATCGAGTTGAGCGACGGCCCGAGGCCGCCGCAAGAGAGCACTGTCGTGGACGAGTGGGGCGGCTAGGCCTGCTTCACCCAGACCTGCGTGCCTGGCCCATACTCCAGGTCGATGTCGAGCACCGCGAGCGGGGTGCCGCCGAACCGCTCCATCAGGACGCCGTTGTCATCGGGCGGGTTGTCGCCGGCAGCAGCGTCGCCAGAGGACAGGGGCGGGACGACGGCAAGGCGGAACCGCTCGGCGTCGGACGACGCCTTCAGCAGGCAACCGCCCACGGGCACGGGCTCGACAGCCGTCACCCTGGTCCAGGACGCGGGCGCGGCAAGCGACGTGGTGAGGATGGTCACGCCCGCACCCGAGCCGGGGCCGGTCGTCTTCAGTGTCGTGACGGTGATGGTCATGGTGCCCCCTGCTGGCGTGGCTGGCGCGGCGCGCCGTTGTTCTCCAGCGTAGCACGGAACCAGGCCAGGGTCTCGCGGATCGCGGACAACTGCGCCAGCACTTCGCCGTTGGTCTTGGACTGGATGATCGCCTGCTCATTCGATACGCGCCGAACTTCCTGGAGCCCGTCAACCGTGTTGTTGAGCCGGGTCGTGAAGTTCGCGTCGTTCAGGATGAACTGGTTCGCCATCTTCTCGGTGTCGCTGACCGACACCTTGATCCTGGCGAGCTCGCGCTCGTTCGCCTCGACACGATACGACATGACGGCGTAGTTCATCAGCGTCGCGGCGATGACGGTGATGATCGTGTAGGCGTTGAAGTCCCAGCGGATGGTGGGGAGGTGCACGGCCGGCTCCTTCTCGCTCATAGCGATAGCCCTAGCTCCTACACCACGCGCCACGGCGCGCATTGTTCCCCTTCGCCCCGTCTACGGTGCGGGGATCGTCGGTCGAAGCCCACGGGGTCGGCCGCCAGACGGCGCACACTTCAGTCGAGCCGGTATCCGTCGTTTGACAGGCGGCAAGAAGCATCGGCGAGGCAACGAGTAGCAGCACTGTCAGCAAGCGTCGCATCGTTCAGCCTCTTTCGCACTTCAGCGGCGCGCTCGACGCGCTCCTGCTGGCGGCCCATGTCCTTGACCGTGTGATACGCGACGCCAAGAACGAGCGCAACCGCGACCGCTGCGGCGATCCTGATGTAGATACCAATCATGGCGTGGTGGCCTTGCTGCGGTTGATCGTGAGCCGCCCCGAGAGCACGAGCCAGGCACCGACGCCCCCGGCTACGAGGATCAGGCCGAACGCTACCAACGCCCAGGGGTTCTGGACTGCGGCGAGCAGCGACGTGGCGAGGGCACCGCCCGTCGTCAGGGCGATGGTCCCGACACTGCCGCTCTGCGCGGGCGGCACGTCGTCCGGCTTGGCGTCTTCCTTCTTCACGTCAACCGGCTGCGGTGTTGCGGTGTCGGCCGCCTCCAGCGCGTCGAGGAACGCCCGGTGGTAGGTCGCGATCAGCTTGGCCTTGTCCTTGCCGTTGACGATCCGGCGCGCCTCGATAGCGTCGTTCACGAACTGGTTGAAGTAGTCGGCCAGCTTCTTGCCAGTGAACATGCCCTCATACATGCCGATCACACACGCCTTCGCAGCGGGCACGACCTCCAGCATGAGGCTCGGGTTCTTCACCAGATCGAGCCCGAGGCGCGCGCCCATCTTGACGTAGTTGGCGAGGAAGGTCAGTTGCACGAAGCCTCGCCCGAACCAGCCGTCCCGCCAGTAGGGCTTGCTCACCTGCTTCAGCTTGCCGGCGGCCCACGCCTTGTCGAGCCGGGCGATGGTGTCCGCGTCGCTCTTGCCGAACGCCTCGCGCACAGGCTGCATCGTGCCGCCGGTCTCGTGAAAGGCGGTCGCGAGGATGTAGGCGACCCAGCGCAGGTCGATGACCGCGTAGAGCGTGCAAGCGTCCAGGAGGGCTTCGACGCCCTGCACCTGTGCCGTGGACAGCCGACCCCCGAACGGGGCCTTGCGGGCGTAGGCGAAGAAGGTGGTTCGGTTGATAGCCACGGCCGTCTCCTAGTTGAGCTTGATCGCGGTGAGACCGCCCTGGCCCGCGTTGACGATCATCGCCTGGTTCCCCGAGCCGTCGATGGCCGGGTCCGACGAACGGCACCGCAGGTTGTTGTGCAAGCGCACCTGCGAGTAGTTCGACCCGAACGTGATAGCAGCATGCCGGTTCCAGGCAAAGTAGTGCTCGCGGGTCTGGCGCACGTTGTTGCCGGCGATGTAGAAGCCGACCGAGAAGTGGCCCGTTGCGTCATGGGCGAGCGCCGAATAGCTCGCGGTCCAGGTCAGCCACGGGGCCTGCTCGACGTTGAAGTCCCAGTCCGACCGGACCTGGCCCTGTGAGATGATCAGATACTTGTCGCCGGCCTTCACGTTCGCCAAGTCGATGTGGTGCAGCGAACGCCAGAATGACTGAAGCGGCTGACCAATCGGCACGTTCGTGAAGTTGTCCACGAAGTTCTGGAGGATCGTCGGGCGGGCAGCGGCGGCGTTCGCGGTGGTCTGCGCAGTTCCGGCCAGCGTGGCGGCAGCAGCGGCAGCGGCCACGGCCGCGTCGATGTCGCTATCCAGCGAGATAAGCTGCCCATCCACGGTGGTGCTGTGGGCCTCCAGCGCGTCGATGCGCGGGATCAGAGTTCCGCCAGCGGCAGTCGCTGCGAGGTCACGAGCGCGGCCCATATCAAGCTCCTAGGAAGACGACGTGGTTCGTCGTGATGGACGGCTGCACGTTCTGGTGAGCGTTGCCACTGCCGTTGTTGCTGATCGTGATGCCCGTAACCGCAGCGGTCATGTTCCCCAGGAGGAAGGCGTTGGCGCTCTGACCCGCCGCCGCGACCGTGCCGGTGCCCGCCGCGTTGCCGCCGCCCGCGTAGGTATGGGCATGGCCGGGGTCCACGGTGCCGTGGTTATGCACGGCCGTCTCGGCAAGCGTCGTGGCGTGACGATCCACGCCGCCAGCCGCCCCGAGGCGAGCCGCGTTCAGGCCGGGGTTGCCGGTGCCCGAGTTCGTGACCCGGCTCGCCGCCGTGCCGCCCATGTTGTCGCGGCCGATGGCTGCTCGACCGCGCCGATCCGGCTTGTTGAAGGTCGTCGCCCCGTCGCCCCGGCCGTGCGGCAGGATGCGCAGCGACACCGCGCCGGACGCGGCGGCATTGCCCGAGAGCGTGATGCTGTTCGACGTGAGCGAACTGATGGTCAGGCCCGACACAGACCCGGCCGAGCCCTCGACGATGGCCCCTTCGAGCCCGAGCCCGGTCAGGTCTTCCGAGACGGCCGTGATCGTGGCGTTGCCATTGGTCAGTGTCCCCGAGACCACGACGGTCAGCGCCTCGAAGGCGAGCGCGAAGGTGGCGCGCGAGACCGCCGCACCGTCCGCCCAGCCGTGCAGTGCCGGCAGCTTGGGTCCAGCGAAGTCCTTCACCTCGCCGGGCGCAGCGCCAACGACGGGCTGCGCGAAGCTCCACTTGCTGACGCCGTCCGACACCAGGCGGATCGCCGAGCGCGGCGTGGTGAGCACGGCCGCCGTCGCGCCGTTGATCGTGTCCGCCCCGGCCCGCTGGAGCGTCAGGGTGTTCACCGTCGTGACGCCGCCCGCGCTGTCGAACACCTCGATTGCTTCGCCGGGGTTGACGGCGCTTGCCGCCGGCAAGGTGTAGACCCGCGCCGCCGTCAGCGCCGTTGCGACGTGGACGACGCGCGTGTCAGCCGAGACCGCCGAGTTGGCGTTCGGCCCGGTCATGACCTTCGTGATCTCCAGGTTCTGCCGGCCGTTCTTCTTGTTGCTCACGTCGGCCAGATCGTTGTCCGCGATCAGCGCGTTCGTGATGTTGACCGCCTTGAACTCGACGACATCAATGTGCGCCTGGTCAGCCGCGCCAGCGGTCAGCGTGATCAGCGGGGACACCGCCGTGTATTCGGTCAGCGGGTCGAGGAGCAAGCCGTCGTAGTAGACGAACAGCGCGTTCGTGGTGAACGGGCCGACCGCGATCACGGTCTGGCCGGCGGTCATCGTGTATTCCCGGCGCGAGGCCGAGTTCACGCCGTTCAGCAGAAGCTGGATGTCGGACAGGGCCTGCGCCGCCGCGAGCGCGGAACTCTCGGCGCTGCCTTCCGCCGTCTCGGCTGCGTTGGCCGCCGCGACCGCGATAGCAGCCGCTGCCACGGCGTCGGCCATCGCCTGCTCGAAGGCCGCTCGGTCGAGCAGTTCGATCTTGCCGTCATTGTCGAAGGCGAACAGCTTGGCGACGCGGTCGCTGGCCTTGGGAAGCTCCAGCAGCCCGGCCGTCTCGGTCGTGTAGATCGCGTCGCCGACACGGACGGATCGCCGCGCCGAGCGCAGCAGGTATTGCGCGATCATCGTCAGCTTGTCGAGCGCGTTGTCCAGCGTTCCTTCGAGCACGGTCTGGCCGTTCTCGAAGTCGATCAACTGGGACGGCGACGGGTTGCGCACGAGCATGACCCGCACCAGGTTCCCCGGCGGAACGGTGAACGTCACCTCGCCGCCAGCGTCGTCCCCCGCCCCCGTGACCGTGAAGCCCGCGACCTGCACCACCCCGTTCAGTGCGACGAATAGATCGCTGTCCGACAAGAAGCGGGACGGGAACCCGAAGACGGTGCTGACCCCGTCGCCAAGGTAGGAGTATTCAACAGTTTGAGCTTCAACCGGCATGTCACCGCCTCGTGTAGTTGGAATTGCCGGTCAGCACCTGCAAAGTCTCGCGCATCCCGTAATAGCTTTGTCCAGGCAAGATCGCAATCGCCTGGTTCACGTCTCGCTTCGGCGGGGTTTTCCCGCTGGCCTTGTCCCCGACGACGCGCCCGACCGCGATGGCGCTGTCGATCATACCGGCCGAGGGGCCGAGGACAGCGCCGAAGGCCGCCGCGCTGTCGGACGCCCTGGTCGAGGTGATGCCGACGCCGCCCTTGCCGCCGAGCATGGCGATGGGCGACTTGACCGGGTTGAACCTGTAGTCGTAGCCGGCCGCGCCCGAGACGCGCTCCGTCCGGTTCGCGAGGTCAAACAGGATCGGGAAGAAGCCCGAGCGGTCCAGCCCCTCGCCGACCAGCAGCATCGGGTTCTTCGCCGTCTCCTCGGTATACTTCTTCCAGCGCTCCGCGCCGCCCCGCCAGGCCGCCAGGTAGGAGGTCATGCCCCCCAGCATGGTCAGGGCCGTGAGCCCGCCGATCAGCCGCGCATGGCTCTCCTGGAGCCCACGGATCATGACGCGGCTGTGCGCGCCCATGGCGTAGCCCGAGAACTGCGTGATCATCTTGCCGACCGGGTGGTTCGCGAACAGCGGCGCATCGCCGATGCCGCGCCGCGACACGATGCTGTTCACGTCGGTGTTGATGGCCGCCCGGTAGGTCCGCACGGCGTTCTCGTTGCGCGCGATCTCGGCGGGCGTGCCGCCCTCGGTCAGCCAGCGCTCGGTGTTCGCCACGCGGATGTCGTCCACCGTCTCGCCGTATTTGGCGAACAGCCGCGCGATGTCGCCCTGCGTCCTCTCGTCCACCCCGAGCATGCGCAGGAGCCGGGTGCCGTCGCCCTTGACGAACGATCCGTCCTTGCCGCCGTTGCCGATGATCGCTTCGAGCACGCGGTGCTGCGACACGCTGGAGGCGATGGCCTGCTGCGCGTCGGTGAACACGTTCATGAAGTTCCAGCGAGACGCCAGGCCCGTCGCCTTCTGCAAGAAGCGCTCGACCTGCGTGGTCTTGTTCAGGAACGGATCGGCGATGTCCCCGTTCGCCGCCATCAGCGAGTGCGTGACCCGCTCGCTGATCAGGCCCGCCAGCTTCGCCTCCTTGATCGACGCCTTGAACCCGCCGCTGCCGGCGTCGAAGGCCTGCGCCAGCGCCTGGGGCATGGTGCGCAGATACGGCCCGATCCCGTGGACCATGGCCGGGCGGTAGAAGTCCGTGATGTTCGCCAGCAGGACGCCGCCCATCTGCCGGATGTAGTTGAAGTGCATCAGCGAGCGCGTGACGCTGGCGAAGTTTGAGTTGTTCACGCCCTGGCCGTAGGTGCCTCGGATCAGATCGCGGCCTGCCTTCGTGTCGGTGATCGCCGAGCTTTCGTCCTGCGCCAGCACCTGCTGCGCGTCGAGCTTCGACTTGGCGAGGTCGGCGCGCTTGCCATACTTGTCCCGGCCGAGCACGGAGTTCAGGTCGGCGATGGTCGCGGCCTTGTCCACGGCCACGCGCAGATCGGAGTATTCCTGCGCGATCTCCGCAAGCTGGTCCGACATGTCGGCCTTGCCGAAGCGGCGGGTCAGTTCGATCTCGCCAGCCATCGACCGGGCGTAGCGGTTCGCCACCTCGCGCACGTCGTCCTTCAGCCAGCCCTTGCCCTGGAGCAGTTCGTCGGGGACCATGAAGGTCCGGTCCTTCAGCGGGCCGCTGGTGATCTTCGTGATGAAGCTCGGGATGTCGTCGCGCTGCTGCACCTTGCCGGTGATCTTGTCGTAAATCTCCTTCGCCGTGGACCGGCCCGCTGCCTCGAAGTCGAACGCCTCGTTCTTCTCCAGCCCGAGCGCGCGGCGCGGCCCCCACTTCCCGTCGAAGCGGTTCTCGATAGCCTCCAGGACGCGGGCGAACTGGCTGCTCTGCGCCTCGGCGCGGGCCTTCACCTCGTCCGGCGTGAGCTTCGCGGCGCGCTCCTTCATCTTGCCCACGGCCTCGCCGCGCCGGATGCTGCGCTCGCCCGCCTGCCCAGCCAGGTCGTCGAGGAGCTTGGTCAGCGTGCCGACAAGCTCCTCGGCGTCGATCACCCCGAACTGCGTCTGGTCAACCTTCGTGCCCTGCTCCAGCAGCTTGCTCTCGCGCCGCCCCTTCCGCTTGGCCGCGCCTGCCACCGGGTCGCCGGCCTTGCCCGCCTTCGGGGCGAGCGCCTGACGCAGTTCATCGACGTTGATGCCCTGGACCGACAGGCGCTCCAGTTCATCGACCAGCGACTGCGCCGTGGCGCGGGCGGCCTCCTGCTCGGCGCGGCGCGCCTGCCAGAACTGCGCCAGGCCCTCGGGCTGGTCGCCCCCTTCGCCGGCCTTCTCCAGCGCGGCGAGCCGGCGGTCTGACGCGGCGAGCGCCTTCTGGATCTTGTCGGCCTCCTTCAGCGCGTCGCCAAGGGCGCTCTCGGCCTGGCCGACCGGGTCGGCGGCAAGCTTGTTCATGATGTTGCGCAAGCGCTTCGCCGACGACACGACGGCGCGCTTGGCGGTCTCCTGCGCGTCGTCGATGCGCTGGCTGATCTTCTCATAGCGGCTGGCCTGCGCATCGGGGTTGCGCTCGGTCAGGTTCCTCATGCGGGCTCGCAGGTTCGCGCGCTCCGTCAGGTAGTTCTTCAGGTCGTCGCCGCCCTTGTCCATCAGGCGCTTCACCTCGGCGCGAGCCGTCGTCTTGGCCTGCTCGTCCACGGCGTCACGCACGCGGCCACGGGCTTCGGACAGGTCGTCGATCAGGTCTTCGAGGTGGCTGTTCTTGGCGTCGAGCGCCTTGCCCTCGGCACCGATCTGGTCGATGCGGGAGGAGCGCTCGGGGCCGGACAGGTTCATGTCCTCGGTGCGCAGACGATACTTGGCGCGGGCCGAGACCACCTCGGCGCTCTCGCCCTCGTAGGCCCGCGCCATCCGCTCGGCGAAGTGCCGGCCGATGGTTTCGAGGAAGTCGGGCTCGGACGCCAGGAGCTTGTCGCGGTCGTAGACGCGGCTGAAGTAGCTCGCGGCCGTCTTCACGTCCAGGTCGTCCTCCTTCAGGAGCCCGAGCTTCAGGGCGTCGTTCGTGAAGTCATCGAACAGCTTGCGGTAGCCCTGCGCGGCGCGGGACACGAACTCGTTGGCGTCCTCGTCGCCGTTCCGCATGGCGCGGCCGACAGCGCTGTAGAAGTCGTCCTCGCCCATCTTCACGCCGCTGGACCGCATCTCCTTGTAGGACGCCTGCGCCGCGCTCATAGCCTCGGCCTGGAGCCCGGTCACGCGCGTGCGGATCGCCGCCTCGACGGACACGCCGGTCGTGTCGCCAGCCGAGTGCATGGCCCGGTAGATCGTGTTCTCGTAGAGCACGTTTCCTGCCTGCCGCGCCGACGCCGCATAGCGCTGCGTCGCCCGCAGCACGGGGTTGAACCAGGCCGTCTTGTCGGCAACGAACCCCGCCGCAGTTCCTTCCACCGCCAGTTCCTCGCGGGTGCGGGCCTTCTGGATCGGGTCCACATAGAAGGCCCCATCAGAGACATCAGCGCCAGCGCCAGCGGGCGAGCGCTCGTTGAGGATTTGCGCGGGCACGAACTCATTCGGCTTGGCTCCCGATTGAATGTCAGCGATCTTCTCCAGCGCCTTCGACGCGGCAATGCTCTCGTTCTTCCCGAGCACGGCCGCGACGCCGCCGCCGAGCAGCGAGCCGAGGACGGCCGCAGCCCCGACGTTCACCAGGCTTTCGGCCCCGGTGCGGGTCTGCTGCGTGGACTGCAAGAAGCCCTCGGTGGCGGCCTGCGTGGCGGCGGCCGACGCGCCGGCCATGAGCATCGACCGGCCCACTGACCAGGAGCCCGCAGCCCCGCGAGCGACGACAACGCCGGGGATCAGCGTCGGGGCGTCGAACACGCCGGCCGCGATCTGCGCTAGCGTGCCGGTCCAGCCGGACGCCTCCAGCGTCTCGCGGTCCCGCTTCTCCATCTCGATCTGCGAGCGGACGGCGTCGGCGCGCCGGCCGTTCAGCACGCCCATGAAGCTGTTCTCGTAGCCCTGGAGGTTGTTGTCTTTGATGTAGGCGACGGGGTCGAACTGCCCATCGTCTTCGTTG